TTCAAACAAATACGTGATAGACATGCTTCAATTTAGAGAGTTACCCGTTAGTGAAATTACAGTTAGTGGTAAATTGCCTGCTTTTGCATACGAAGACCCAAGACTTGTTAAATTAAACATTAGAACAGACCTAGAAAACTTAATTTCTAACCCTGGTTTTGATGTAAACACTACTGGTTGGGAACCTTTTAACGCCGAGTTAATCCAAGTAACGCCTGCACCTTCAAATTCTTCTATTTTTGGCAACTCTGTAGCAAAACTTACTGCCTTAGCTAACGGAAGAGTAGCTCTTATATCTGATTGGATTCCTGTAACCCCGGGAGCACCCCATAATTTTGCAATCTATGCAAGTGGAACCGCTAAAGTAGCTAAAGCAAGAATTGAATTCTCTTCTCCACAAACAGAAGAAGAACAAACTAATGTACTTTCTGACGTTGACGGAAGATACTTTAAATCGGAGCCTTATTACGCAGACGGCGAACCTTTAACCTTAACTAGTAGCGCAACACGACTATCCGTGTCTGCTGTAGCTGCTGTGTCCACTCCAGATTATGGAAACCCACTTTGTAAAGTGTCTATCTATGTAGATAATGCTGTAGCCGGAGATGTTTTTTATTTTGACGGGGCTATGCTAACGGAGTCAACAGACGTTATTGACTATTTTCAAGGTAACGGAGCTCCAGTACCTAATGATCCAAATGTTAACCAATACTATAAGACTAGTGATTGTTTTTGGGAGCGTAGAAACCAAGTAAACTTGGTATCTATTTCTTCTTTAGACAACGCAAACAAATGGACAGCTGCATCGGGCACAACCCTATCCATAAGCACCTCTGAATTTAAATACGGCACTAGTTCTTTAAGTATTTCCGCTTCTGGTGGCGGATCCGCATCTACAGTAGTAAAACTACCAATGGGCGCAGCTTTAGGTGGAGAAGACTTAGTAATCTCTACTTACATAAAGGGAGTAGCAGGCTTGTACTCAATTAGCACTAACGGACAAACTTCAGGTAATTTTAGAATTACTGTTCCAAACGTTTGGACCCGTATTGAAACTCAAAGAATTGCCGTAGCTGGAGAAACTCAATTTACTATTACAGTTGCTCTGTCTGACGCAGGAACTGGGACTAAAGTATTTTTCTTAGACGGAATTCAAGCAGAATACGGACGTTTGTCTACGCCTTATATTGACCCTGCAAACGTTGAAACAACTGTAATTGTAAACCCATCAGATGCAGCAGAAACAATCTCTATTGCTAACACTTTAATGACTGGTAGTGGTAAAAGTTATTACGCAAACCGTTATTTGCAAAAAAGAGCACGATTAACTTCAACGTTAAATAGCTTTATGCCTTCCGGGTCTACTTGGTCTGTTCAACCATTTTCATCATTAATTGGTTTCCCAGACGTTTCAGACAACCTTGCTCCATCAGGATCTTTTGAAAACAGTACTTATGGTTGGTCTGGAGTTTCAGCAACCCTTGTTAGAACTATTGCTAGAGGAAGTATCTTTGATGAAACTCTTGTTCAAGGAGCTGCTTACGTAAAAATAAAAGCTTCTGGTTCAGGAACTTTTGGAGCTATTACAGATTTTATTACAGTAATTCCTGGAAAGGGTTATTACGGCTCAGTAGCTATTCGTCCAGAAAACGAAGACTCATATGGAACTTATGTACTAACTCTTAAGTGGTACGACTTAGCTTACAACTTCCTACGAGAAAAAACAGACACGGTAGTACTAAACCGTGGAGATCGTTGGGCGTACTTAAACATAGTCGCCCCAGGAGCTAAAACAGTTAACTTAACTAACGTATCTGTAGCCTCTAACGTAGTTACTGTAACTACTTTGGGAAATCACGGATTTTCAGTTGGTGAAGAGTTATACGTAGGTATTGGAAACTCAGCTTATAACGCTATTAACGGAAGCATTATTATTACTGCTATAACCCCTAACACTTTCTCATATGGACAAACATTTGCTAACACCGCTATTACAGAAATAACCGGTCGAGCTAGTTTTGCTAATACCAGCATTGGTTTTGCAAAAATTCAAGTAACTTGTACCCCCTCTGTTTCAGGCACCGGTCGAGTCTTCCACCTTGACAAGGTTCTGTTTAGGCGCTAAGTTTCTGGCTATGACAGAACTACTTGTAGCAGCGTGGGCCACGGCCTGTCTATTAACGGCCATAGAAGAACTATTAATATCCTTAGGCAAATGGAGAGGCTTACTCGCCCTCTCTATGAGCACAGTAGCTTGTTTAGTTCTTATGCCCATAGGTTGGGATCTAATCTTCTACGTCCTTGCCTCAGCTTTTGTGGGGCTAACTTCTTCTGTAATTGTTGAAAACCTTGTAACAGGGACCCCAGAAAGAATTCAACGCGGCTTGCCAAGAAGGGTACCTCCGCTATAGAGTCTGCTCCGACAAGGAGAAGATTATGAAATCAGATACAGATCCACGATTATCTTTACGTGCCCGAGGACTCTACAGATTTTTTGTTGAGGTTGGGCGAGTTATACCCGCACAAGAATTAGCTGATTCTGCTGCAGTTCCTGAGGGACTGCACTCAGTTGAGTCTGCCATGAAAGAGTTAAAAACCTTTAATTATATAAAGGCAGTAAAATATCAAGCCAAAGGAACTAATCAATGGCGTACTCTTTTAAAGTTTACTGATGAGACTTTAAACCTGTTTGTGCCTGAATTTGCCGACAAGCGAATTTCGCCTGTTCTGTCCACCGTTAGTACTAATAGCTATAGTGATATATCTACTAGAGTTAAGAGTATAGATACAGTTACTAACGTAACTGTATCTATAGAGGCTGCGCCTCAAACTGAGAAAGGAATCGAAATGGGTTGGAACATGTTTGAAGACAGCACAGACCCGAAATCTAAGAAGAAGATTTTGGACACCGAAGATGACTCAGGTGCTATTGGAAAAGTAAATACTTTGAAGGTCGGGGGAGCTCGACGTAAAAAGACTAAGGTTGAAGTAGAAGCCCGTAATAGGATCAATGTCCCAGAAGAAGATTGGGCTACTGGAGATCTTGTTGCAGAGTTCTACGAGTTGTACATTGCTACATGTGGCGGTAGTGGCGCAGTAAATCAAATTTCTGGAAAACAGCTTGCTACTTGGATTAACAAACGAGTTGGTGAGGGTGTTGAACGTATTCACATTCTCAAGGGCATGCGTATGTTCTTTGGTGATACAAGAGTTATTTCAGACCCCGGTTTTGGACTTCCTATGTATCAAAGATTTATGAAGTATTACGGAATGATCCACGGAATGGTAAGTCGAGTTGACGAACCAACTACTTTGGACGAAGATACGCTAGCGCATCAGGAAAAGATGCTGAAACTATTGGAGAGCTAATGTACAAACTCGAAGATGTAACTCCAAGTGTCCGTGCCCAGATCAGAGCAGCCAACCTTCCAATGAAAACCATTGGGATGGAGTTCTCCGATTTAACACCTAATGCTTCCTTTGAAAAGATCCAGCCCTGGATTAAATCTGTCAAGGCCGGCAAGGTTGTACAAGCGGCTGGAAGCCCTAATTGCGGCAAGGGTCTACTGCTCCTAGGTAAACCTGGTCACGGCAAGACTACTCTTGCCTCTGTGGCCCTCCAGGAGCTCATGAGGGGTATGTCAGCGGAGACCTGGGGCTCTCCAGATTTGACTTTGAGACGGCCAGCCATGTTTATGGACTATCCACGGTTTCTCCGGATTCAGAAGTCTCAGTGGGATGAGTTTGACGATGCCACTGAAACTATGATCAATGGGATTTATGGAGACGGTTCCAAGGAAAATGTCATTCGAACATTTGTTCTAGACGATTTAGGAAAAGAACACAAAGCTTCATCCGGTTGGGCAGAAGACACGTTTGACGAACTGCTTCGTTCCCGCTTTAATTCTGGATTACCAACTATTGTTACAAGTAATACACCGCTTAGTAGGTGGGAAGAGCAATACGGCGCACCAATGGCTAGCTTTGCCTATGAAGCATTTATCATAATTGAGGTAAACTCGGGGAAGGATCTAAGAAGATGATGAGGTTTTCAGTGAAGAGTTGGCAAGTGTCGCAGTTGTTCCTATCGGACACTGGCGTGCACGAAGTTGAGATTGAGGCTAACTCCCTAAAAGTTCGTTGCAACTGCTCAGGGTTCAAAAACAGGAGTTCTTGCAAACACACTCGTTTTGTTCGTGAGCGGATGTCAGACAACAACGGCGTCTACCCAACACATATTTCTACAAAAGCTCCAGTCCTAGAAGCTAACCTGGCTGTTCAATCACCAGAGGCTTTTAGAAACCTGTTAATCAACTACGGAAAAATCGAAGTAGTCTGATGAAGGGTGGGGATATCTCAAACGAGGTTCCTCTCCGAGTAGTAGTAACTTTAGATTGCATTCTTGACCGGGCCCCTACTCTCAAGAAAGTTCTAGGGATACCTGTCTTTGGAGAAGAGAGCAGTTACAACCGTCAGTCTCTTTCTTTGTTCTGGCGCTTTGGCGAAAAGTACGGATACACATTAGAGTTAGTTGGCTTTGGTTATTCAAAGAAAGAAATGGAAGAAGTCTTTGAGGACTTAAACAATCTCGGCACTAACCCGTTTAATTACGTAAACAGATATAACTCAGTAGCAGATTTAGTGGGAGAACTTCCCTATCGTCCAGAACTCAAAGGGGTTGTGGATATACCCTCTAGGGGTCTAAGGTACGGCAGTAAGTATTTAGAGATGGGGAGATTGTAGTGGCAGCAGATAACGAAGTACGGCTTCTCTCCCGCGCTGTACGCACCCGAGATATTTCTGTTCTTTTAGAAGCAGGTGTTAACGACGACTGGTTCTTTGTAGATGAGAACAAAGCAGTGTGGCGTTTTATCCGTCAACACTGGACTAAGTATCAAGAAGTTCCTACTGGCGTTACTGTTCTAGATAACTTTCCTACATATCGTTTGTTAGCAGTAGAAGACAACATTGATTATTTATTAGATCAGCTTATTGAATACCGTAAACGTCAAAGCACAATTACGGTTGTACAAGATGCGTCAGAAGCAATTGCTTCGGGAGATCACAACACTGCTATTGCAGTATTAAATCAAGGTGTAGCAAAGCTTCTTGATGAGGGCTCTCGTGAGACAACAGATATTGATTTAACTCTTAATGCTATTCAACGATTTGATGAGTATCTAAATGTAAAGACTCGTCCAAACGGTTTGTTAGGTATTGCTACTGGCTTTAGAACTATTGATCA